TGTGAATGTATAATTAAAACTTGGTGTACATTACATAATCAAAAAAGAAGACCTTTTTATTGTGAGCAACAATTATTATTAGCAGTAGCCGAATTTCCTAATAGACCTGAGCCGTATTATTTTTTATCTAAATTAGAAAGTGATAAAGAAAATTGGAAAGCTTCTTATGCTTGGGCTAGTATAGCTTACGCTAATTGTGATTTTAATAGACCTCCTTTTAGAACTGATGTAGGCTATCCTGGTAATTTTGCAATTTTATTTCAAAAAGCATTCACAGGATGGTATACGGGAAGAATGGAAGAATCTAAAGAGCTATGGATTAAATTATATAATGACGATTCATTAAACCCAGAACATAGACAAACAGCTATTAATAATCTACTAAATTGGGATATTTTAAAATTTATACATGAACCTTCTATTCACACTAAAGAATTTAATAATAAATTAAGATTTCCATTTGATAATAAAGAATTAATTGACCAAAGTTATTCACAAGCTATGCAAGATATGTTTGTTCTTACTGCATTAAAAGGTAAAACTAATGGAACATATTTGGATATAGGTTCTGGAGATCCTTTTATAGGTAGTAATACGGCTTTGCTAGAAACTAAATTTAATTGGAATGGATTATCTATGGATTGGAATGATAAATGTGTTAATGATTTTAATCAATTTAGAAATAATAGATGTATAAAAAAGAATACATTACTAACTGATTTTTATGATGTTTTAGGACAATTTAATATGCCTTTACATATGGATTATTTATCTTTAGATTGTGATCCTCAATCCACTACGTATGAAACATTATTAAGAATACCTTTAAATAAGTATTCATTCTCAGTGATTACTTATGAGCATGATTTATATAATGATCCTACTAGAAGCTATAAGTATAAAGCTAAGGAACATTTAGAATCATTTGGCTACGTATTAGTAGGTCACCCTTTTGAAGATTGGTATATGCATAAAGATAGTTTTACTCAAGAAGAAATTAACCAGATTAAAAATTTAAGTGAAAATAGATCGGAAATTTCTTGCAAAGAAATAATTTACAAACAATGATTTATTGGTTTACAGGACAACCTGGATCAGGCAAAACAATACTTGCTGACTTATTAAAAGAAAAACAATTTCCACATGCATTTAGAATTGATGGAGATGAAATGAGAGATTTATTCTCTAATAAAGATTATTCTATTAAAGGTAGAATCTCTAATATAGATGCTGCTCAAAAAATAGCCCATTACTTACATAATAAAGGTAAAGATGTTATTGTTTCTTTAGTATCTCCTTATTTAGATCAAAGAGAAGAATTTAAGAAAAAATTAGATTGGCAAATTAAAGAAATATATGTACATTATAATAATGAAATTAGAGGTAGAGAAGAATATCATGTAAAAGGATATCAAAAACCTCAATCAAATTTTATAAATATAGATACAACAAACGATAACCCTGAAGAATCATTACAAAAAATTTTATATGAAATATAGCATGTTTATAGGTAGGTGGCAACCATGGCACCAAGGACATCGTTGGTTAATAGATCAACGTTTAAATGAAGGTAAAAACGTATTAATTTGTATAAGAGATGTAGAGCCAAATGAAAAACAGCCGTGGACTCCACATGAAGTATTAATGAATTTATCTAATGAATTAGAAGAATTAATACAAGAAGGTAGAATAAAAATTATAATAATCCCAGATATAGAATCAGTAAACTATGGAAGAGGTGTAGGTTATGATGTAATTGAACATATACCTCCTTCTGATATTAAGGAAATATCTGCTACCAAAATTAGGGCTAATTTAAGAAAAGAAGGTAAATTATAGTTAATTTATCATACGTATAACTAATCAAATAAATTATGAGTTGGACCTATAAATCACAAAAAATAGGCGATATCTCTCAATTTCCAGCAAATACATACGGCTTCGTATATATAGTTACTCATAAACCCTCTGGGAAAGCTTACATAGGAAAAAAAGTCTTATATTTTACTAAAAAGGTTAAGATAGGAAAAAAAGAGCTTGCTAAACTAGAAGGAGTAGTTGGCCGTCGCCCTGCCTATAAATTAGCAGTCAAAGAATCCGATTGGCTAAAATATTATGGCTCACATAAGGAAATTAAACAATTATTAACTGAAAATAAACAAAACGAATTTCAAAGAACTATTTTAAAGTGTGTACCTAGTAAAAAATTACTTACATATTTTGAAGTTAAATACCAAATGATTTACCAAGTATTAGAAAAACCAGATGATTTTTTTAATGATAATGTATTAGGTAAATTTTATAGTAAGGATTTTGATGAAATTGAATTTGAAGATTTTTTGGAAAACGAAAAACAATAACGTATATTATCGTTTATGGTTAATCAATTATTGGTTACATTAGTTAATTCCGTTTTAGGAAAAAGCAAACCTACTGCACGTAATAATTACGCGTATCATTGTCCTTTTTGCCATCATCATAAACCTAAATTAGAAGTAAATTTAACTGAAAATAGAGAAGGTAAAAATCCTTGGCATTGTTGGGCATGTAATGTTAGAGGTACTACAATATACTCATTATTTAAACAATTAAAAGCATCATCAGATAAATTTACAGAATTAAAGAGTTTAGTTAAAACTTCTAAATCTATAAATAAAACTAAAGTTAAATCTTCTGTAGCATTACCTAA